TAACTGGAACGATAAAAATCCATATAGGCTTGGTTTCCAAGGCCAGCATAAATAGCATCACCTTTCAAATTGAGAGCGCCTCCTCCAGCGTCTTCAATATAACTATTAGACCCATCATGGTAAATCTGTAGGTCAGACCCAGCACCAAAGATGGCTTTGTCGTTATCACGAAAGGAAAGATCACCATCTATATTGGCATTACCATTAATATCAGCCCCAGTGGTACTGAGGTTGACCGCCTTAGAACCGATATATCCTGCCATTAGGTTTGCTCCAGCACAGAGATAATTGCATCAACAGAGGATGCTGTATCTGATGTAACTACAATAGTTTCAGTAGCCTCCGCTATAATCTTACCATCTAAAACAGATAAAGCTGACCCTGCAGGTACAGGAGCAGCCTTTACAATGTAAGTAGACCCTAGCTGAACATCAACTAAGATTTGACTAGTAGTCCTGTTAGATAAGTTAAGACCAATGAGGATAGCTGTAGTAGAACTAGGAACCGTATATACAGTTGTAGCACCTGTTCCTACACTAGCTGAAACATAATTCTTAAACGTGTTTGCCATAATATTATCCTAGCGCAATAGCCAAAGCTGTGGCCTGATCTGCTGCTTCCCTATCTGTGTACTCTGTTGTAGCAAGCTTAGTGCTGTTATCACTATTACTCTGAGTAACACCAGTAGTAGCACTCGTAATAGTACCACTAAGTTGCCCTGCAAAGGTTGTAGCTGTGGTTGTACCTGTTACATCTAGTGACTTGTTAAAGACAAACTTATCACCAGTATCAGCATAAGTTAGTGTAGCACTTGCACCATCTATTGTCAACCCTGCACCGTTAGCTGCAGCAGAATTAGCCGCACCACTAGCTAAGACAAGGTTCTTATCATCTAGTGTAACTGTAGTGCTGTTGATTGTGGTAGTTGTACCATCTACCTGCAAGTTACCAGCAACAACAAGAGTACCTGTATCATCGCCATGTGCAGCAGGGTCAATAGTGAAAGTAGATGGGCCTCTGAGGTAACCGCTTGTATTAATGTTACCTACAGCTAATACATCACTGGCGTCTAAGTATACTGACTTCTCAGCAGGGTAAGTGATGAATATGTCTTTAGTGCCAGAAGTAAAGTTAACTGCATTACCACTGTTACTACTCTCTAAGACAGTAGTACGTGTAAGAGTGCTTGAACTGTAAGTACCTAAACCTACTTCAAACTCAGCAGTGTCTCTGTGTACGATAGCATAATATGTAGTATCACTATCTGAGAGAACACCACTGAAAGCCTGAAAGCCAGCTACTGCGCCAGCTAGAGTTACAGCACCTGTGCCTGTAGTTGTAGTAGTTTCTTTTACTCTATCCTTGACAACAAGAGCCATAACTATGCTCCCTTATGCGATACGGATGATTGCTGTAGATGCAGCCGCTGCTGGGAATTGTACCACAAAGTCACCATTAGTAGATGTCTTACTACCACCAAAGTCAATAGTAGCAATAGCTTTATTTGCTTGTGAAGTGTTATAGATGATACAACCGTCTGCTGATACTGTAGCAGATGACCAAGTTGTATCTGTAAAGTCTATGATAGCAGTAGAGCCATCTAGTGAAATAGTAGCGCCAGCCAGAGTGTTGCCACCTGTAGTGTAGTTAGTACCAGTAGCCTCATCTGAGTTACCTGTAACGTCACTATAATTAGTTGTAGCTGCACCATACGTACCCGTAGGAGAAGCTTTGATTAGAGCAATTTTAAGTGTGTTGGTATCTAAATCGTGAACGCCCCCAAGTAGCTCTTGCTTGAAGCTGTTACACATCGCTGTAGTGATTGCCATAGGAGTGTCCCTTTAAAATAAGCACAAAGGGGCCAGCATGTAGCCAGCCCCCATGTTTATAGGTGTATTAAGCAGCGTTGTATACTGCAGTAACCAAGGCTTCTGGACGAAGAATTTTACGCCCGTAAAGGTGCATACCGCGAACAATATCAGCGAATGAATCTGGGTCACGGTAAGTCTCAACTTTGTTGAGTTGCTGTGCAGAAGCAACAGCAGAATCGTGTCCAGCTACAATAACGCCATAGTTATCGTCCTGTGCAGTTGTACCTGTAGTACCAGCGCCAGTGCCCTTCGCAGGAAGGTTGTTTGACTGGTAGATACGGAAGCCATGCAAGTTGTTAAGTACCAGACCGTTTTGCAGTCCTGCACCACCGAAGTCAGCGTTCAAAACGCGAGAATCTTCGTCTTTTAAGAGCTCCATGAATACCGGGTCAACACAGAGCCATCTCCCACGAGTATCAACATTAGCCTGATCAAGTACACGGCTCATACGAGCTACGACTTGCAAAGGTGTTGCTGTGGTTGCTGATGCAGCAGTTGCACCGCCAAAGCGAGGAGCCAACGGAATTGAGTCACCAGTTGTACCTGAAGAAGCAGAAGTGGTGATGTTTCCGAAGTCTGACATATCCAACTTGTTAGCAGTCAGAAGTTCACCTGTCAAGTCACCCGCTGTTTGGTGTGAAGCAGTGCCGCTTACAGCACTAATTACCGCACCAGCAGTAGTGTAACCAGACATATATGACAATACGTCAGCATCCATAGCATCAGCCATTTTATAGGCTGCACGATCAGATGATAAACGCATGAAGTCATGGTGGGCTTGCTGCTCTTCAATATCGTCAAGCTTGAAGGCAAAGTAGTTGGCTTTGTCGATAGTCAACTGAAAGTCATTATCAACGAGGTCTTGCGCCGAAACGGTTGTACCACGTAGCAATGCATTCACTGTGATATCAGGCTCTTTAAGAATGCGAACCGTATCACCTTGGTTTGCGATCTCCCCGAAATATTCAGAGTTAGTAATCGCTTGAGTTGTAGCAGCCTTGCGAAACGCAATTTGTGCTTGCTTTGAATAGATAACGCTGGAGAATACTCCGTTGTTAAGGTTGGTATAGCTATTAGCTTTTCCAAATGCAGCCATAATTAATCTCCTTATAGATATGACCGTTAAAGTTATAGATCATCATATCCACAGCAGAGGCCAAACTTATCTGAGTAGTCTGTTATTTAGGTATGCCTACCTGTGTAACAGAGGTCAAACGTATTTGGGTAGTCTAGTAGTGGCTAGAGTCTTAGTTAAAATACACGTTTAAAGTGTACTCAATACAAGTTATATGCAACTCGTACCTATTGTCAATAGTTATTTTGACAAATCATATACAAACTTACCAGCTTTCTGAGCTTCATGTATCTCTTCGTGGTGCTTCTCAAACTCTTTGTCACTCATTTTAGAAACAGTAGATTCACGCCAGAAGTTCTTACTATCATCTCCATTTACGGTAGTTCTGCTTTTACTCTTTACAGAAGAGGCTGCTGCCTTATCTGCGCTATTATTAGGTTTAGACTTAATACCCTTGTGGGACTTATACAAGTCGATAGCTACTGCTACAGACTTAGCATCCTCAGAGTTCTCGTATAGAGCATCCTGTACAACTTTAGGTTGTTTCTCTGCCCAGTTATGAAACTCATCTGAGGAGCGGATCTCTTCAAAGTCAGGGTGTAAAGACATAAGCTCTGCTTCAGCTTTTTCTTTCTTAGCTTGTGTGCGTAGCTCTTCTATTTCTTTGAGGCGACTATCCAAAGAAGAAGCCTTTTCAGCAGCTTTGTTTTCTGCAATAGCTTCAACAATACCAGCGACATCAGGGTACTTAGATGACCAAGCTTCAATCTCTTCCTTAGACTTGGGAAGAACCAGTTCATTTTTAGTAGCTTTATCAAGTTGACCCTGTAGCTTTTCAAACTTGGCATCCCAATCCTTTTCCTTAGTTTGTAGGAGTTTACGGATATCACCATAGCGCTTCTTGAAAGACTTCTCTTCAGCGCTTAATCCATCTGACTCTGTATCAACTTCTTCAGACTCTTTGGATTCCACAGACCGTGTTTCTTTTTGTTCCGTATTACTCTCATCTGAAACTTGGGTGTTCTCAGCGCTTTGGCTATCGGGTTCCTGATTATCTTCTGCTTCTTCATCGACCTGCTCACCCTTAATGAGTGCCTCTAGTTCGCGTTCCTCTTTCTCAAGCAACTGTTGGTTGCGATCATGTGCGTAGCTGTCTGCTTTAATAATAGTTTGTTCTGCCATTGACATAGTTGTAGTTCCTTTATGTTGGGGCCAGCATTA